TGTAAGAAGGTCTTTTGAATGTTGGGTTTGGTTTATACTTATTTTTATTACAGGCCATAATAGCTAAGCCTGAACTTATAGATGCATCATGTGATGTTCTATTGTTTATATTAAATTTAGCCCAATCCTCAAGAGTTCTTTGAAAATAAACATCGCCATAGTTACCATCATCTTTTAAACCAACATGATGTTCTATGTAAGACTCTATAGCTGCAGCATGAGCTTGCTTTATGTCTTCACTAGAGTTTGGTATTCCACCTATCTCTCTTTCTGTAGTTGATAGTTTACTGTATTTTTTATCTGGTCTGTTTATAGAATAACCTCTATAGCCTCTACGTTTAAAATAGTACAATAGTCTAGGTTTATTGTTTTCAGCAAGTATTGGCATACCGTAAAAAACACAAGCCATTAATACATCTTCAAAAAATATTTCAGCTGTTTGAGGTCTAGATATATATTCTAGGAAAAAATGATTTGATGGAACGTTATCCATGTTAAACTTAGTTAAACCATGTAAAGCCCCATTAGATCCTCTTCTATCTACAGTTCCAGATATATCGTAACTATCACAGCCAAAAGCCCCCATGTAATCATTACCAGGCCATTTAAGTCCATTTTTCTTTATAACACTATTTTGCATTTCAACAGATGGTATCCAGGATACAAAAAATCTACCCTGCTTGCTAGGCATAAAGACAACTTTAGTATCTTTAACACCATTAACCCATTGGAAATTGCCTTGTGTTATTATTCCGCTGTTTTTTAAATCAGCATTCCAATCTACTTGTTGGTATATTTTAGTAAGATTAAATAAAGATGATTTAGCCTCATCTCTAAATGCGTGTTCTTCTGTTCTTGGAAACTGACGGTAAAATTCGTTTAAACCATCTTGATCTTCTTTTAAACCATTTACTTCATTTTGCCAGTATTCAATTACACCTATTTTTATATCAGATCCATGCGGATCTTTTACAGCTTTTTTAGGCGTGTCGAAGACAGGTATGCCATAAGAATCAATGTATCCTTCGTAATTCCATTCCATAGGTATGAACAAAGAATATAGTCCCGAGCTAGTTTGCCCATTGGCGTTTCTTTTTGTAACATCTGAAGCGTTATATAGGTTTTTAAAATTATCTCCTCCTTTATCTAAAGCGTTTGATGTACTTCCCATCATGCACTTACCTATGACCTTACTACCTAGTCTTAATGTTGTTTTCGTAACCCTCCAGTTATTGAGGATGTTGTTTGGTCTTTCCCATTTACCTGATTCATCATGAACGAGGAGCTTGAGTTTCTCTCCATCATAGGAGTTATCCCCTGTGTTCTTCCAGTCGATAGTGGTGTCAAGACCGGTAATTTCTTGTACTTTTGTATTGGCGTCAAGCTTTCTACGGGTGAATTTAGAAGCGGGAACTCTGTAAGCAAGCTCGGTTTTTGGCCTGTCCATACCATCTTGGATCGGTTTAAAAAAGAAAGGGTAGTTAACGGAAATTGGTACAACTTTATCTGTGAACATCTTTTTAGCATCGGGACCAGATTTGGACAATATGCCGAACCGTGAATCCGTGGATATTGTAGCAAGGTTGACCGATTCAGCTGAGGACATAAATGAGAATCCTGATCTACGGTTTTTAAGATAGCACATTCCATATGATCTTGGGTCTGCTTTGCAAGCCTCCCAAAAGATGTAGAATAATCTATTTGATTCCCTAAAGTCTGGTTTCCCAACATCAATCTTGGACCACTGCAAGTACATGTAATGAGTACCAGTGATATAAGTAGGAATGTCTTTGTTAACAAACCAAAAACCTTCTTCACGTCTAGTAAATTCTTTGTCAATATAGTCATACCATTTTTCTTTAAAATCTAATGGATATTCTTCCCAGTCGAATACAGATTTAATTTTTTTTAATTGCTTAGGGTATTCAGAATAATTCCACTTATTGTTTTCAAACTTTACGACTTCATTTTCTTTTGGCAGAGCTATTTTAAGATTCTGTATTTCATACACCTCTCCTATTTGACCTGTCTTACTTATTACTACTATGTCATATTCCTCATTGTAGCCATATTCCCATTTCTTATGTTTGTTCTTGTGATTTAAAGTTTTAGAATCAACATAGTTTTTTAATACTTTATATAGAGTTTGCTCGTACATTATCTAGATCTACCTTCAGCAAAACCTTTAAAAGCTGTTTCTTCTTTAACTTTTTTAGGTTTTTCATTTAACAAGTCCTCTTCTTCCTGTATTCTATTTAATATTTCAAAGGCATCAAATATAGCTAACTTTTTTGTAGCCGCTGCGTTTTTTAGTCTATCTGCTGATATATCATCATCAGAATCAACAATAGCCTCTTTAGCTACTTTTATTAACTCCTCAACTGCTACTTGCCCAGCTTGGATTATATTCCTTTTGGTTTTGTTGATCTCCATACTTAATTACAATATCATTTGATTTCATACAATACAACCGCTCTTTATCTACAATGAAGTCATATTCACCATAAGGCGTGTAGCCTACAGTGTCACCCTCGCTTATTCCTAGAGCTTCTAAGGAGCTATTACCTATTTTAAGTATACCAATAAGTTTTTGCTCTTTACTCACTTCTAAACCATCTTTATTAACTAGTGGTTTTATAAAACATCTATTGTTTATAGATTTCCATTTGTCTTTTTTCTTATAAAGATACACTTGATCTAGTGCACAAAAATATAAACCATCAACAAATGACGATCTACTTTTTTTCTTAACACCTTTCATGTCGTAGAACGTGCGAAAAACATTGTGATGTATAACTATGAAGTCACCTTTATTTATAGGTGTTTTAAATGCTTTAGGAATTTCTACAACCTCGGCTATGTTGTTAACGAATTTAAAACTTTCTATTTTAGTATTAAGTATTATTTTTTTATTACCTATTTCTATTTCGTTATCGTATTCGTTTCCAACCGGTCTAACTATAAAGTCGTATAAGCTTTTCATTAGTATTCTAAATCGTACTCAACGGATATAGCCATGTTAGAGTTAAACTTTTTCCATGGCAATACCTCGTTGTTTTTCTTTATATGTATATTATAAGAATTATCTGAGTCTTCAAAAAGTATATGTGATATTTCATGACCACCATAAACTTGTTGACCTACAGAGTAATGCATAGCATCATTTTTGTAGTCAGACCCAATACTAATCTTTCTAATATTATTTGTCATCTTTCTGCTCAATGTCTGTATAAGAACCATCTTTTAAGTCTATATTGACTTGACCATACTGATCTTCTAATTCTTTTTTTGTTTTATCTATTTCAGCAGTTATTTCTTTAATAGCAGCGTGTGTGTTTAATTTTTGCACGTCTAACAAACCTATATGTCTTAACAGATCATTCATCTTAGTCTGTTGCTCAGTTACAGTTTTTAATTGCTCTTCTGTAATCTTGTTTACTTCCATTTCTTTTACTTTACTCATAATTTAATTTAATTTAATTGTTTTTCTTAATAATCTAATTCCACCCAAAATCCATACGGCTAAAAAAAAGCATGGAAGAAGTGTTAATGTCATGTCCCACGAATATTTTTGTGTAACTGGATTTTGATTTAGCATGTAAGCTAAAAAATAATATCCAGGCACTAATAACGTGTACATTACTAGTTTTAAATATTTCATTTTATTTTATTTAATTAATACTCTTACTATTTATTATTACTTATAGATTTGAATTTTTCCACACCTCGTGATCCAAAGTAAGCTATATAAACAGTTGTAAGTAACTGTTTTAATAATCCAATCCACTCTTGCTCTACAGTAAAAGATATTTCATGATGACTATCAACCCATATAAAAGCTATAGCCATAATAGATAAAAATATTAAAGCCATAGGTCGTGTGTTTTTAGAAAGCCATGAATCTGATTTCATATCGCTTTCCCAACGCCTTGTTATTTGACTCTCTGCTTCAGCATTAGCCTTATCCATAATTTCTTGGATTTGCTTTTTAATTAGCAGCTTTTCCTCTTCTGTGGTTGTAAGCTTATCAATGACGTCACCAACTTCTTTGATGACGCCACCCGTAAGCCATTGAATTATTTTTTTCAATTAAAATTTACTTTTTAAGTAAGATAAACCTCTACCTAACATAGTACCATCTTGATTTGCATCATTAAAAACAGTATCTCCATCACCTACTGGTTTATTTGTTCTTGAATCACTTACGTATCCAGTCTTAACAGTTGGTGTTTTAATTTTATTTTCTGGTGGAAAAAAGTTAGCTCCAATCTTAGTTTCTCCATATCTATTAACAGATCCGGCTGAACCTCCAGTTCTTCTAACGCGATTTAAGTAATCACCAGGATAAGTATCATCAGATCCAGTGCTATCAAAAAGCATTGAATTAGCAAGTTTACCGCCCATTGATAAGTCCTTGTGTTGAGGATCGTGAGTAATAGTTAAATTATTACTTGCTTTTTTACCTACTAAAGATCCTCTACCCATTCCTCCTGTGTTTGGGTTTAAACCGTAAGATCCACTAGTCTTATGAGTATGCACTCTGTCGTCATCTCCATGTCCTTTATCAGCTGGTCCATGCTTCATGTATTTAGCAGCGCCTCCATTAGTCATGATATCTTGAACTTTAGCAGCTCCTTTTTGGTAGCAATTTTTTCTTGCTGAACCATTAAAAGATTGGTTGTAACCCATTCTTGAAGCTCCTTTACCATCTTCAGCATAATCAGGCACACCATTTCCGTTTGCGTCTGGTTTTTTCTTAGCAGCTCCTTTTTGGTTTGCCGCTAACTCCTTTGCTGGAGCGCTTGATTTTTTAGCAGAATAACTTCCGCCATCTTGATTTGTTTTCATTTTTGCCATTGTTGTTTTTTTAATTTGTTTGCTTTAATTTTCTTTCCGCGGCGTATGCGTCTTTTTCCCAAGGACCTTTACCGGCTTGCATTACTGAATAGTCGTACTCTTTTCCTTTAAACATTACTTTACCAGCTCCTTTAGAATCAACCTCATAATCTAATCCAGTGCCTGGATTTTTTAATTCATCTTTGTATTGATCAACGTGAACTTGTTCATGAGCTAATGTTTTCTCTAATTCTACTGGATCTTTTAAGTCTTCATTTATAATGATAACCCCGTTTTTAGGTGTTCTAGCAAATACAGGATCTTCTCCCATATCTCTTTCGAACACAGATGTATTCATCTTGCTTAAATCAAACGGAGAATTAATTTTAAATGCCATATTATCTTCTGTAAGGAAACTTTTCGTTAAACCATTCTTGTCTATTATTACAACCACAGTTAATGTTAAGACCATCAGACACTCTGTCTACGATAGTCTTAACACCTGTTTTCTGTGTGAATTTAGCAATGCTGTCGCCAAGTCCTCTAGATTTCATCTACTATAGAGTTGAATCAGAACTAAATACAGCGCTTGACCAGTACATTTGATTGCTAGATGGTAATCCAGCTCCGTCTTTACCTAACTGGCAAGAAGCAGCTACACCACCAGGGTTAGCTGTTAAAGCTTTTATAATAGATTGAGAAGGCATGTTAGCAGGTACAGTGATTGCAACTGGCTCATCAGCGTTAGCTGGAGTAGCAGCTCCAATAGGGCTTTTTGAAACTTGAAGAGTAAGTATTCTACCACCAATAGTATCTGCTGGTACAGCAGCTCCGTCAGCATGACCAACTCCTAGTCCAACAATTCCTTTTAATGTTACTACTACACTGTAGTTTCCTGCTGCTACAACATCTCCTACGTTTTCAATGTCATCAACGTTTACTAATACATCTCTAGAGTAATCTCCCCCAGCTGCTAAAGTAGCGTTGTTGTTTACGATTTTAAATTTTACAAATTTTGCCATAATTTTTGTTTTTGTTTTTGTTTTTGTTTTTGTTTTTGTTTTATGTGATTTATCAGTTTACTCTGTTTGTTTTAATGATGTTTTTCATCATACTTAAGATCTCCAGCTAATTTTGAAATGTGTTTTTCATCAGCAGTCATATCTATATCACTGTGACCATGTTCATTATCATAATCAATATCTTCTTTTAGATATTTCATGTGGTGTATATCATCAGCTCTTGTAGCCTTGTAGTTGTGTTGAGTCACTCTAGTATGTCTGTGATAGTTACCAGAGTATTGTCCTGTGTATCCTTTTTTTGTATCCATATCTTATCTACCTACTATAAAGTCACTTACTGTTATACCTGTTCCTGCAACTGCTGTTACATAATCTACAGCCACGGGAAGTATAGTTCCTGATTGTAAACCTTCAAATGTTATAGCTTGAGACGGTACTGGTGCACCTCCTGTTGCTGATACCACTCCTGGTAAAATTACAGTTATTTTTGCATCACCAGCTGTACCCATGTCTCCACAGTATATAACAGATGAGTTTAAGTTAGTACCTAATACGCCTGATTGATTTTGAAACTCCCAAGCTGGTCTAACATCTATACTTGCAATCATTGCACCTGTCAATGGCATTGCTTTGCTTATTACAGCGTCTTGTGTTCTAAATAGTCCCATTTATTTTTTTTTAATATTGTTTTCCTTGAGCACACAAAACAGCATTTAAACCTTTATAAGGCACAGCTGCTTTTGATATTTGCATACCTGTTATTCCTGAGCTAGAGCCCATTCCGTGTACTCTACCTTCTTGATCTAATGGTCCGTCCCATATAGCGCTTTCACCTACTACGCCGTGAGCGTTTTTAGATGCCATAGTTTCATTGTAATTTGGATCTGTTTTATGCATAATTTTTTTTATTTACATGTTAATCATAGGGACGTTCATAGACTGCTCTAGCATTTGTTGCTGAGGTTGAAATGTTCCTGTTATCTGTTCGTTTGGTAAACCAAAAGCTTTTTCACTTATAGGGCTATTTTGCATTTGCGATACACCCATCATACTTGGATTAGAAGCAGCTAAAGAACCTTGATCAGAAATATCAGCAGCCATAGCTGAAGCTGGATCTGCAGGGGGAGTTGAACCCACCGCTGGTTGTTGCGCTGATTCTAAAGCACTAACTCTTGACGTTAAGTCTTGAATGTTATTATTACTAGTATTTTGACCAGTTGCTGATTGTGATTGTCTAGCTGCAAGTTTAGATGCTAAACCGCCTAGTAGCCCACCAGCAGATCTTCCGAAGTTCATGAATGGAATCATAATGTATCTTTGTTTACGTTTTTTATGGATTTAGTTAAAACCTTATCCATGTAAGATTTACCGTTAATTATTTTGTTTCTTCTAGAGCTAGTAGGTATTTTTTCATCTCCTAGCATTATCTTGTAAATTCTATTTATTAATTGCTTACCTTTAAAAGAAACTTTATATATATTATAAGTCTGTGTTGTTCTGTTTCTTTTTCTCCAAACAGTTATCCAGTTTTCTTTTATCAATCTAGACCAACGTCTATTATCCCAACTATAAGAATATACACCTGCTTCAAAATCTTTTTTCGTAAAAAGATCTACGCAGTCAAGATATATTAATAACTCTAAATCAGACTCACGTAAGCTGTTGTTTTTACAAGCCCATTTGCGTATTATACGGTAATGTTTTAGCAAGTTTAAATCTTTTAAACTACTTGCGTCTAGCTTTTTCATAAAACAACAACCACATCTTGTGTCTTAATTACGTGGTATGATCTATCGTTAATTTCTATCTTGTGTCCAGCATGTCTATCGTAGTATATAACGTCATCTTTTTGTAATCCAACAACTTCGTCTCCTATCTCAACTACGTTTGCTCTAATGTACCTTATATCGTCTCTATGTAAACCTGCTAAAAGTAAACCACCTTTTGTTTCAGTAGTTCCTTCTTTTATTTTTTCTATTATTAAATTTCTACCTACTGCCTTCATCTATTCTCATGTTATTGATTACACAATCGGTAGATAGTATTGTTGATGCTACGGAAGCTGCATTAATTAAGGCACTTTTAGTAACCAATAAAGGATCTATAATACCAAACTTAACCATATTAACCATTTTTCCTGTAACTACATCTAGCCCTTTGCCTTTAGAAGATTCTAATTGCTTTTTTTGTTCAGATGTTAAAACCACACCAGCATTTGCTAGTAGTGTTGAGAAAGGCGCTGTTATTGCTTTAAGTAATATTTCTTCGCCAATACTTTTTGGTTTTAAAACATTAGAAGCGTTTAACAAAGCAATACCTCCTCCTGGTACAATACCTTCTTTAATGGCAGCTTTTGTAGCACAAATAGCGTCTTCAACTCTATCGCTTTTTTCTTTTAATTCAATGTCAGAATTAGCGCCTATTTTAACTACAGCTACTTTTGCGCTTAGTCTAGCTAATCTTAATTCTAACCCAACTTGAATATGAGGTTTGTTTTTCTTTTTTAAATCTTCTTTTATAGTTGCTATAATGTCTTCAACTTCTTCAGAAACATCATTTACTTGTATTATCGTTTGATCTTGCGTAGATGTTGATTTTTCGCAAACACCTAAATAATCAACATGTATAGAACTTAAGTCATCTCCTAAATCTTCATTTATGACAGTAGCCCCTGTAAGTAAAGATAAATCTCCAAATATTTCTTTTCTTCTTAATCCAAAAGCTGGAGGCTCAATAACATTTATTTTAATATTACCTTTCTTTTTGTTCATCACTAAAGCTGATAGCACTCCTGCTTCTATTTCGCCAATAATTAGTAATGATCTGTTGTTCTTTATAACATATTCTAATACTGGTTGTATTTGCCTTATTGAATCTACTTTTGAATCCATTAAAAGAACTAAAGCGTTTTCTAATTCAGAAACGTTTTTCTCTTTATTTGTTATAAACTCAGCGTGTGAAAATCCTTTATTATATTCTACACCTTCTACTATTTCAACCTTAGTCACACCACCGTCTGACGGCTCCATTGTGACCACACCTGTTTCGCCTACAGCTCTAAAAGCATCAGCTATTAGTTTACCCAACTCTTTATCGTTGTTTGTTGATATAGTAGCTATATCGTCTATCATATCACCTTTAACAGCTATAGAAATAGACTTTAAATAATCTACAACTTTCTCAACTCCAGATGATATACCATCTTTCATTTCTCTAAAGCTTTTATCAGAACCTAATTCTAAATAAGCTGTTTTCATTATAGAGTGGGCTAAAACTGTAGCTGTAGTTGTTCCGTCTCCAGCTTCTTTAACCGTTTTACGCGCTGCTTCTTTTAAAAGCGTAGCACCCATGTTTTCAACAGGATCTCTTAATATAACTGAATTAGCAACAGTTACACCATCTTTAGTTATTATAGGGTTACCAGAGTTGTCCTCCATGATAACACATTTGCCGCTAGCCCCTAACGTGGAGCTAACAGCTTTTGTGAGTTGTTCTATTCCTTTAAATACCTTGTTTTTAGCTTGTTTTCCAAAACTAAGGTTTTTGACGATTCCGTCCATAATTTGATTAGATTAAATTTTATTTATTTTACTTAAAGGTCTTAACGACTTGTGGTCCGCGAATATAAGAAAGTTTTTTCTCATAGTGGTTAATTGAAGCATCTATAGCTTGCTCAGCTCCTTCAATTGTTTCGCGTCTCGTTACGTCTATCCATTTTTCGCAGCAGATATCCTTTTCTGGATTACACTCGCAGTCTGGATCTTTGTATTCGGTTTGATAAAAACCGTTTGGTAATTGCACAATTCTCCAATTAGATTTTTTGGCAACATGCTTCCAAAGGTCTAAGGTTTGTTGTGTTGGTTGTGATTGTGGTTGACTACTCCACGTATTAGTCGAATAAAATAGTGTCATTGGTTTTGGTTTTAAATTGACATTGGTTATCGCTCTTCCCGAGCAGGGTATAAATATATTATTACAAGTTTTTACTATTTTTTACTTTTTTTGTTCTAAGGTGTCAAGTCTGGTTTCTAATGACTCAATTTTAGCTAAAGCTTCTTGTAAAGCGCTTGTTAATAAAGGTACTAATTTTGATTGATCAATTGATTGGTATTCAGGATCTCCCTTGTAATCTAATTCATCTTTTTGACCTGTAACGGCTTCTGGAACAACACCTGAAGCTTCGTGGGCTAAAAAACCATCTACTTTTCTTTTAACGCCTTTTTTATCCTTTATTTCTTCTTCAATAAAGTTAAACCTGCAGGGTTTTAAAGCCTTTATTCTTTCTATAGAACCTGACATTGGCTCTATATTTTCTTTTAATCTATAATCAGATGAAGTATTATAACTAGTAGACGAACTTCCACTTTGACTAATAGTACCTACAGACGATCCAGAGCTACTATAAAATCTCATGAAGGTAGATCCAACATTAGGATTTTTAACAGATATACCAGCATTACCGTACCTTGGCCCGTTAACAAAAATACCATGCGCACCGTAAGGAGCACCTGATGTAGAGTTGTATATTTGAAGACCTATTCCACCTGAATTTGAAGTTGGACCTTGGATTTGCACTGCTCCACTATTGAATGTAGATCCACTGTAGTTTACACCTAAAACATTATTAGTTGAGTTCCAATATAAAGTATCAGAACCTATTGAGTTTGTAAATCCACTACCAGTCCAGACAGCTACTCTTCCACTTGTTCCTGGCGCACCTTTGACTATTCCATTATTCTCAATAAACTTAGCAGGCGTTTGCTGTCTTTGTACTTGAGGTGTTGAACTCGAGGCAGAAGTGTAAACAGGTATGTATGTAGCAGTGCTATTAGTAATAAAATTATCAACTACGTTTCTCAGGGTATTAACTGTTATTTCTCCATAAATATTTTCTTCAATATTCCGTAAAGTTAACCCATTACCACCAACACCCATTTCCATATCACCACTTGTAGCTTGGATGTAATTCCATTGATCACCATCATCATCAAATATAATTTTATTGTCTTCCTCTAAATTTATTGGCCCACTATTAAATGTGTTTCCATTTCCAGAAATAGTACCATTTGATTGTACTGAAAATCGAGTAGAACCTCCATCTTTTATCCTAAAATTATCTCCAAAATATATATTAGTATCAGAACTCGATGATAAAGCTGCATTTGAAATTTCAACATTATTACTGTTATCTAAGGTAATTAATGTTCTTGCAGCTCCACTTGTATCTGTTCCTAAATAATCACCATTGTTTGGTATTATATAATTACCTGAAGACAATCTATTAGTTCCAACAGCAAATGTTAAATCTTGGTCAGATGTTAAAGATGAACCACCACTCCAGAAAGCTATACGTGTACTTAATCCAGATCCACTTACATTTCCTGTGGGTACTGCATCTACATACGCTTTAGTAGCAGCATCAGTTGAT